TTTTCAACAAGTGATTTGTCAGGCTTACAAGAAAACTTGGCTTGTCCGCAAGACAGATTGAGTACAATTCTGCACGAACTGATTCATTGGCAAGACGCTAAAAATTACAGAGCAAAATTCGGAAGTATTAACGATTATTTTGAATATTGCGATTACCTTAATAAAATTTATGCTCCAAAGGTTGAAAAATTGATAAATAACGGTTATAATATAGAGGATATAAGTGAGTATGCTTTTGAATGCTTAAAAGATAAAGCTATGGATGAAGTGTATAACGAGTACAGAGTCAGCAAACTTTTAGGGTGATGATGGTATGAGATTGATACAAACTGAAGAACAAAAATCTCTATGGAATGCGTTTAAGCCGTACCTTGTAACAAATGGTTTAAATGTCACTTTGCGTGAAGATGCTCCACAAGAAGCTAAAGATGCTGAAGCACTTTACAGTAAGCTTAGAGAGAAACAAAAAATGCAATATCTAAAAAATAGTGGCATAATCTAACCGCTCCGTAAAAAGGGCGGTTTTGTTATATGCAATTCACAAAAACAGCATAAAATTACGAATTGAGCATTTTATAATCGACAGCAATGTTGATTATAGGGTGCTTTTTGCATTTAAACCGGTCGAAATCGACCAGTTTAAAATATTGAAAAGGTGGTGACAGAATGAAAATCAGAGTAACAACAGCATTTAACGACAGGCAGAACGGTTATGTAACCCGACCTGTGAATGAAGTTTTTGAATGCTCAGAGCAGAGAGCAAAGGAACTCATTGACGGTGGTTTTGCAGAAGAGGTCAAGTCTGACGCTCCCAAAAAGCCGAGAGCCAAAGCAGTTAAAACAGAAAAAACAGAAAAAGCGGATTAAGCACTTTACGAATATGTAAGGTGCTTTTTTATTGTCCGAAGACATTAAACTACGGGAGACACCGTGCAAAACTGAAACAGAGAGACACTCTATAAACTGATTACGGGAGACACCCGAAAAACTGAAAGGATATGAAAAAATGGCAGAACCAAATCCAACACCAACACCCAATGAACCGACACCTGCACCGCAGGGAACTCCACAGGGAAACGCTCCTGCCTTTGATTACGACAAGCTCGCAAGCCTTATTACAGGCAAACAGAGCGTGACAGAGGACACCGTTTTGAAGTCGTATTTTAAGGAGCAGGGATTGTCAGCCGATGAGATGAAAGAGGCTATCGGTGCTTTTAAAAAGCAGAAAGCCGAGAACACTCCCGACTTTGCAAAAATGCAGTCGGAAGTTGAATCTGCAAACAACGCAAAGCTTATGGCAGAAGTCAACCAATCGGCAACCCTCGAAGCCGTAAAACAGGGCGTTGACATTGCAACAGTTCCTTATGTGCTTAAAATTGCAGACTTTTCAAAGGCTGTGACAGACGGCAAGGTCAATGCGGAAAAGCTGACAGAGGCTGTTAAAAAGGTGCTTGACGATATCCCCGCACTCAAGGGCAAACCTGCCGAGAACGGCACAGGAGTTAAGAAAATCGGCGGTGACGGCAACGGTACATCGGACGGTACAAAACCAAAGGCAAATGTTCCTACCAAAAAATGGAACAGATTTAATATTTAACCAAAGAAAGGATTGAAAAAATCATGGCAAACACAAATAACTATGCCGAGCAGTTCAGCCCTGATCTGCTCGAAATTCTTGTTCAGGGCACACTTACATCACCATTCATCACTTCAAATGTAAAGTGGGTTGGCGCAAGAACTTTCCACTTCACACAGATGAGCACATCAGGCTTTAAGAACCACAATCGCAACGGCGGTTGGAACAAAGGCAAATATACACAGACAGATGTTCCTTTCACTTGCGAGCACGACAGAGATATTGAGTTCCTTGTGGATAAGGCAGATGTTGATGAAACAAATTCGACTGCAAGAGTTGAGAACATTTCAAAGACATTTGAGCAGACACAGGTTGCTCCCGAAACAGACGCACTTTTCTTCTCAAAGGTTGCAGCAAAGGCTCAGGCAACAGACGGCTACCATTCTTCAACAAAGACATCGGAGTGGACTAAGGAGAACGCTTATTCAAAGCTCAAAACAATTCTCTCTGCCGGCAAGCTCCGCAGATACAAGGCAAGAGGCACACTTGTTGCCTATGTGACATCTCACATTATGGACTGCCTTGAACAGTCAACAGAGTTCACTCGCAAGATTGAGCTTACACAGATTGCAGAGGGCGGTATCGGCATTGAAACAAGAGTGACCGAGATTGACGGTTGCCCTATCATCGAGGTTATTGACGATGAGCGTTTCTACGATAACTTCAACTTTAACCCCGATGACGGCGGTTTTGAGCCTGCAACAGGCGCTCACAAAATCAATGTTCTTGTTGCCTGCGGTGAAACCTGCAAGACTGTTCCGAAGATTTCAAGCATTTACTTCTTTGCTCCCGGCTCACACACAGAGGGTGACGGCTGGCTCTATCAGAACCGTTCACTTTCCGACACATTCGTATTCCCGAACGGCAAGGACGGCAAAATTGACAGCATTTATGCCGATGTTGACACAACGGCGGTTGCGTAATGTATGCCGATTACATTGAACATCAGGGTGGAGATGAAAACAGTATTATCTCTGCCGAACACATTGATGTTCTGACTTTTAACCGCATTGATTTTGAAAAACTTTCGGAAATGCAGAAGAGAATCATCGGCAGAGTGCATGGCAGACTTACTGCTTTTGAAGAAGAAAATGCCGATATGATTTCTTCCTATCTGAAAAGCTATTCAATCAACGGTACATCAATGGAATTTGGCGCAAGCTGGAATTTAATGTGTATCAGCGGAGTGGCAATTCCTGCCGACCTCTATGCGTTGCTAAAATCAACAGGACTTTGTTATCCTGCAATCTGAAAGGTGCGT